GGTCGTTGTCGCGGATGAACGCCTTGAGTTCAGCGCGGTCCATATCGTCGAGACCGTCATCAGCACCCTCCGCCTCGGGCTCCGGTTCAGGTTCAGGCTCGTTGTCCGGCTCCTCTTCCGGCTCCTCGGGCTCGGGGATGCGGACGCCGGGGCGGTTCTTCTTCGTACGAACGGGCGGAACGTCATCCTCATCGTCATCGTCACGACGCTTGGCGGCTTTCTTGGTGACTTTCTTCTTGGGTTCGTCGTCGGAGTCGCTGTACTGGGCGCGTACTTTCTCCACAATCTCCATCCACTCGTCGTCGCCGAAGATGTCGATACCGTGCTGCTCATCGAAATTCTGGAGACCCTCCAAGGCGCGTTCGAACATTTCCAGCGTGTACGTTCCGGCGACCTCCTCAATGGGCTTCAGTTTCATGAATTTCTCGATGGCCTCGTCCGTGAGGGGGCATGCCTTAGGCTTCTTGCCGAGCGACACGTCGTAGTAGTTCTCACCCTTTTTCTTGTTCGGGTTCTTGATATACTTGACGAACAGCGGCAGGCCCTCGTCCGGGTCGGTGAACGGGTCGGTCTCGATGGGTTCGTCTTCCTCCTCGGTGATGGCCAGACGGTTCATGGCGTCACGGACGGTCTTCTTGAACTCCCACAGTTTGGGGTCCATATCGTCCTCCTTGACCTCAGCGGCGTAGCACAGCCACGAAAGTGACGGCAGCAGGCCATCACGCTGGGCCGTAACGGCGGCCACGGCATTCTCCGACCCGTGGGTCTTCACATAGGCGACATATTCCTGGACGATGTCCATAGCGGTCTTGCCGTGGAAAATCGAATCCAGTACCGTACCGCGGCGCTCGTCGCCGGAGTCCGTAGTAAACGGCAGCCAGTAGCATTTCCGGGGTACGTAGAAATTGTCGTGGTCAGGATGGGCCGGGAAGATACGAATCTTCATCAGTTTACCGTCCTCAAGCGACAGGAACTCGGCGTTGCCGTTGTTCATCATCGAGTTGTCTTCGTCGATGCGAGCCTTGAGTTTTTTGATGGGAGTTGCTTTCAGCTTACTCCGCAAATCATTTGCCATAATACTTTGATTTTGTTAAGGTGTTAATATAAACGTTGTTGTTAACTGTCGTCTTCGTCAGGAATCAGTTTGCGGCGTTTGCGTACTTTCATAACCGAATTCGCCTTACTCTGGAGGAGGTGCTCCTCGATATCACCTGCCGGTATCGACAGCGATAACTTATCCAGTTTCGACGACTTATCCTTGGCGGAAAACAAAAGCGAAGCGACATAATCACGCGTCTTCTGGGCCTCGAACAGTTTGATTTTAATAGCCTTGTAAACAGGGCTTTGATAGACGGCCGTGTTTACCTCATCGACGGTTGCCGGTTTCTTGCGGTCCTCTTCGTCGTTGAGGGCGGTGCGTATCTCCTCGCGAACCTTGGCTTCCATAATCTCGCAGTTGAGTTTCGTTTCAGCCAGCGCTCGCTCGGCATCGGCCAGCAGCAGGCCGAGACGGTTTACGACAACCGGGAAAGTGATAATTTCACCAACCAGATTTTCGTAGTGGATGGTCATCAATTCGTCAACGTCGATTTCGTCCTCGAATTCCTGAAATTCGATTTCGTAGACGTTCTTTCCAATCAGCAGTTTCCGTTTCATTCTTTAGGTTCTTGTTGGCTTACGTCGCCCGAACGCACGCGACGCGTGATTTCGATAATGAGGTAGTGAACGGCTTTTTCCAAGTCGCGAATCAGACGGCTCTTGTTGTGACCCACGGTGATGTACCGCTGAAGATAGCGCGTTACCTGGTAGATGTTGATGGCCGCACCGTGGTCCATACCGTACAACATCTTCTTGGTGTCGATAACCTTTTCGCCGTCGGCGTACTTATCGGAGTACGTCCCGGCGATGTGGTTGATAGTCATCGCCAGAGCCTGGGCGGCTTCAGGTTCAGATTGGCAGATACGCTCGATGTCGTAAGACACCTGCGCAATCAATGAGTCTTGAGTCTTCTTGTCCATGTTAAATAATATCGTTTTGTAAGTCATTAATGGCTCCCACCCATACGTACATCAGGCGTTCTTGCTCACAAATATCCGCCGATACACACGTACTTTGTAACGTTGAAACCGCCTTACGGTAGCTTTCCTTACAGTACGGCAGCAAATTCAAGGGCCACGAGCGGTTCCCCATAGCCAGTTCGCGCTTCAGGAAATACAGCAACGCCATCCAATCAGCAACCTTTACAATCGCGTGAGCAACGTCGTAATACGGCGCATCCTTAGAAAGCGTTTTGGAGACTACTGAATCGTCGCCAAATTCGTCCGCTACCTGGTGAGCGACAAACTCGTCCAAAACGTTACGCAGTTCCGACCCGTTGTAGGCGTTGTATTTCAGTTCGTGGGTAATATCACGACGCAGAATAGCCTCGTCGAAGTCGTGCATCAGCGCCATCTTCAGCGTCTGATACTTAAACGTGGCCACCGTATTATTATCGTCCCCTCCGGGCCAGAGATAGTCCAGCAGGCACATCGTGAAGACTGATACCTTGTATGAATGTTGTGAAACGCTTTCCTGCTGGTGGCGGTCGTACTCCAACCACTGCTTGATGTTATCCAACCGCGCCAGGTGGTCACGACTGAAGAGTTTGATTAAATCATCCTTTTGCATAACCGATTTTGTTCTACTATTGTAATATCTCTAACCTTGTAGATTGTGAAGACTGTACGGTCTTCTTTCCAGCGAAATAATTCACACGCCCTGAAACGGCCACAATACGGTTCAACAGCGTAGCTTCGTTTTCCGGCTGATGAAGCCAAAAGTCGGGCCACAACGTAATCTGGATGATGAGGTCGTTGACCTCCACTTGCAGTACGCCGTAAGAATCGCCACCCTTGGTTTGGCGTTCGAATACGTTATTCACACGGCCAACGATGCAAACCTCGTCACCTTCGTGTTTGCGCTCAAACTCGGCGGCGGTAACGTACAGCCGGACCATTCGTTTTCCGAGTCCGTATTCGTTCATCATACGTTCGTAGTCTACCTCGCCGTACCCGGTTAATTCACGCTGTTTGAAGACCCACCAGGCGTTAGTGTGAGCATCAGGCGAAGTGAATTCGTCGGAAAGCGGTTCGCCGCGGCGTTCGAGATACTGCTTGACGATGTCCAGACGCTGACGCGGGTTCCGGATATCTTCTACCAGGTCGAACGCTCCAGCCATAATAAGGCGCAGCACCACGGTACGGTTTATGCCTTTCGGGGCGGAGGTTATGAAGTCCTCAAACGAGAACACTTCGCCGTGCTCGTCTTTCATGGCTTTCAATAGCATTAACGCCCGCTCGCCTACTCCCTTGACCTTACCCAGCGAAAAGAAGATACGGTTCGTCTTGGGGTCGCACGTAAAGGTTTCACCCGAGAAATTGATATCCGGCGGACGGACCTCAATTTCGGCTCCTGTTTTCTTCATCTCCACCAAGCGATACGGGATATCGGATTCCTTGGAGGCATACTGAAGCGACGTCGTCCAGAACTCCAGTGGGTAGTTGACCTTAAACCACTGCGACCAGTACGACATCATGGTATAGGCCACGGCGTGCGACTTATTGAAGCCATACGAAGCGAACGCCAGCATCTTGTCCCAAACCTCAGAAGCCTGGGCCGCGGCGCGTTTAGATTCAACGCCTCGTGATTCTATCAACGCCGAATATCCGTTTACGAACTTTCCCTTAAACTGGGCCAGCGCTTCGTGGTTTTTCTTCTTGATGTAAGTACGACATTCATCTGACTCAACGGGGGTTAATCCTCCGACAACCATCGCTTTCATTATCTGCTCCTGATAGGTATAAAGCGAATAGGTGTCGCGCGTGATTTCCTCCATGCCGGGGTCAAACTTAGGCTTCTTGCGACCATTCTTGATATCGACGAACGTTTCATGCGCCTTCACATCCATCGGGCCCGGTCGGAACAACGCCGTCATAGCGATAAGGTCGTCCAGGCTTTGAGGTTTAGCCTCGCGGCAGTAGTTCATCAGCCCCATAGCACCAAACTGGAACACGTCCTCGCACCACCCACGCTGGAAATACCGGAATACCTCCTCGTCGCCGAACGGAATGGTGTTGACGTCGATTTGCTCCTTGCGGTTCTTGGCGATAAGTTTGATGATAGATGAGAACTTATCCAGCTGGTTAAGCCCCAGAATATCTTCCTTCAGGAAGCCGGACTTGTCAACATACTTTCCCTCCCACTCTGATACAAGCACGTCGCCCATCTTCTTCATAGGCATCCACCCGAACAAATCGATCGGGTTTCCATCCTCGTCCTCCTGCGGTACGATAATAACCGCTGAGGGGTGAATTGACGACGTTTTGCACTGCGTAAGGGCGTATTTCGTCATATGGACCAACTCGGGATGATCCTGCACAAAACGGAACAATTCACGCGACGTAGCTGCGTAGTTAAACAAGTCGCCCCATGTGTACTCGATTTGGTCGTCGATATCCTTGGTGAGTTTATTCATCACCGCGAACGGTACGCCCATGACCTTGCCGAAATCCTTCAAACATGTCTTGAGTTTCATGCGGGTGTACGTACCAACGGAGCATACGTGATTGACGCCGTAACGGCGAGCCATGTATTCCTTCACCGTATCACGGAACGCCACCGGGAAGTCGCAGTCGATATCAGGCATGCTGTCCTGACGGGCAACTGATATTTTCTCAACCTTTTTTATTTTCATGTTTCACTCTTCCTCTATTCCACCCAAACGGCGGAGTATCGCCATCATAATAACATTGTCTCATTTAGGAAAGTCTCAGAGTAGTTACATCAACATCCAAATCAACCAAATCCGCTTCAGATTCAATCTTAACAAACTTTCCGTCAACTGTTTTTATCTTTTCACCCTTTTTGATTTTATATTTATCTCCATTTTCCAACTCGACCGTAAATATTGTTTCTGGTTCAACACGATTAGAGTTCAAAAATCGCTCAAACATGAGATTGTATTTCAACGGGTCCACGTCCGTGATGTACAGGCAATACGCAATCAACGAACCGCAAACCGAGCCACGGCCTGACCCAGTCATGATACCCTGCTCGCGACACCAGTTCATGATGTCCCAAAGTATCATAAAGTAGTCACACAGCCCGTTCGGTACGATGATGGCGCATTCCTTTTCCAACTCCGACAGATACTGATCGAGGTTATCAACCTTACCCACCAGCCGCTCCTGTACGCCCGCTTCCAGTTTCTCGAAAAAGGCATCTTCAACCGTAGTTTTAACAAACTCGTATTTCGGCAGGTGACGTATTCCGGTGGGTATCTTAAAGTCAATACTCTCCGCCAACGTGCTGGAATTGGTCATACCAACGATTATCTTTTCGTAAAGGGGCGCGGCTGCGTCCATCCACTCTTCATACGCCAGAATCGTCTCTTTTGAGTTTTTGAAATACTGGGTCGCACTTTCGGCATTGACCACGCCTGCTACCTTGTTCAGAAGCGACTTCAGGGGAGCCTCTTCGGCGTCGAGGTAATACGAGTCGTTTATAACGAGCGGCGGCGTCTGTCGGTAGAGTTTAATCTTACGACAGCGGCATACGTAGATATCAATACTTTCCAAGTGGTCGCGGAATAGGGTTTCGGATGTGTACTCCACCGTATCAATCTGGTAGTACACACGGTCGAATGCGGCGTGATAGGCCGTCAATAACCGCTTGCAACGCTCGACGTCCCCCTTGAAATAGTTTAATTCGCTGTCAGGCGGTATTACACATACCAGGCCGCGGCCTAACTTGTAGAGTTCTTCCGCGGGTATGAATCCTTGATAATCGACGTTGATAGCCTTATTAACCAGCAGCAGGTTTCGCCATCCCTGGGTATTCATGGCGTAGAGTTTCAGCGAAAAGGTTTCCTGAACGTCAGCCGCCGGGTCGTAGTTACAAGCCACGGTAACGGTTTCGCCGATGATAGGTTTCAGCCCCTTGCCTAAGCAAGCGGTCTGAAAGGCGAGCGTGCCAGCCAGCGTATTACGGTCACAAATACCAAGAGCCGTCATACGGTTGAATTTGGCCTTAGCAGCCCATTCTTCGCAGTTTGACGAACCGTTCAAGAACTCGTATTCGCTATGAACCCCCAGGTGAACGAACGGAACCAATTCTTCAGCCGTACTGGTGCCGAGATACTTGAAGTCGCGGAATTCGGGACGGAAAACCACGGTTTTATCCAGCCGCAGGTGGTCCTTTTTGATATTCGAGTAGTAGAACTTGCCGCCAAACTCGAAGAGGATGTATTTCACCGCGCCATCGTACAGCGCGTCGAATTCGTCAGCCGTTACCGCGAACGAGAACCGTTCGTCGATTATCTTTCCGCTGTCGTCGGGGTGGAGGTACAAGAAGTCCCCCACGCCCTCAATAGCGATTATGTTCAATTCGTCGTCGCGCTTTTCTTCGATAGCCAGATAGTTATCTTCCGCCCACCGACGTAGCGAGTCAGTCATATTACAGGAGTTTACAGGTTTCTGCGTTAGATAACCTTGCCGCGAAGAAATTGCGAGCCAGCATCAGGTAGTCCCACTTTTCTTCAACGGATACGGCCCCTGCAATACGGTCCACCAGCGCATAGCACGATTTCAGCAACGTATCGCGGTCATCCGTGTAGGCGCCAATATTGCGCTTGTAGAAGACATACGCCTTCAACAGCTGGTAAACTACCCAGAAATAGGTCGATTTCTCAAACACGTAGTTCTCGAACCCGGCCTCATCTTCCAAGATATCGCCTTTTGCGTGTCGCATCGCCAAGCGATTTATCATCTCTTCCATAAAGGCCGTTATTTCACACAAGCGGTTTACCGGAACCTCCGATTCGAACTTAAAGTCCATCATGTACGACATCGCTCCCTCGCAGTACAAACTGCGGCGCGTATTATTGGACGCGAAAAGTTCGCTCATCTGCTCGGCGATATTATTCCATTCGTAGATATGGAGCGACTGCGAATTGTGAGTCTGAACGCCTAACTCTACCCCCAAGCAGAGGGACATTACCTCCGTCAGGAACGAGAACTGGAAGATGTTCGTGGGTAAGCCCCAGTGGAGGTCGTTCGAACGGTTCTGGACCGTGGTAACGAGTTTCCCATCGCGGATTTTCAGCATCACCATGTCGTTACACGGCAAGTCCTTCGATTTCACGCCGAGGTCAAACTTAGGATTCCAAATCGACATCACAACCTGACGCGTTTCCGGGTCAGCACTCAGCAGGCGAATGGCTTCCTTTACCTGGTCCAGGCCCGGGTCCATCGACTCGCCCTCGGACGAAATACCCCAGTGACGCAAACGCCAGCCGTAAGGGGCGTGGAACGTAACGCCATTATCGGAAAAATCGACCATCTTGCCGTTGAATATTTTCAGGAATTCGACGTCCTTGCGGCCCGTAACTATCCACATAGCTTCAGCCAACAGGAAGAAGACGTTGATGTTGCGGGCGTAACCGCCTACACAGCGGCGATACGGGTTGTTGATGATGGTCTTGACGTCGAGCAGTTCGCGTACCTTACCAGCACGAGAATCCTGAAGCGGGAGCGTCGTCATCATCGTGCGGTTGATATACGGATACACCTCGGCGAACGAACCGCGCGGGTCGGTAAATACCAC